TGATCTTGAAGCAAAGCGAGTTTACAAAGCAGAACGTGCTGCAGAGAAGAAAGAGCGAACCACGATGGCACGTAACAGTGTAATCGTTGATGACATCTTTGTCTCTTCTTGGGGTTACGAGCAGACCAACGTTGATGCGTTTCAGGTCGTCGAGAAGATAGGCAATGCCACTGTCGTGTTGCGTCCTATCGCTTGTCGTGCTGTTGAGGGTACTGAAATTTCACACGGTATGGCGCAGAACGTGGTTCCTGTTCACAATGCTTTCATTGGTGAAGAGACAATCACCAAGCGAATCACTGAGTATGGTATCAAGATCAACAGCTATAGCAGTGCTTTCCAGTGGGATGGCAAACGAGAATTCTACAACAGTTGGTATGCATAGGGGATTATTATGGAAAGAAGAAAGCTCAATCACGAGGTGGGTTCTGTGTACATCCCCGAAGATCGCCGCAGGAAAATGACATTCAACCACGCAGAGAACGACTTTGACGAGACGTTCATGCAGGGTGTCCTCGGTTCTTTTGTGGGATCTATGCTGATCTTTGGAACTTTCTTTGCTATTATTGTGTTTATTTAAGAAAAAGTGTTGACAAACCATATTTTTTGTGTCATAATATGTTTTTAATCAATAAGGAATCGAAATGGAGCGATTAGACTTGAGCGGTAAAACTTCAGACGAATTGTTAGAGATTCTTCACGAGAAATGTAAGTTTCACGACTGGTTCTTCACTATGGCTGACGACTCTCGTGCGTACCACGCAGGGCTTGCGAAAGCCGACGAGATCGAATACATCCGCAGTGTTCTTGACGCTATGGGATTCGGTATGACGGCTAAAACCATCATCGAAGGGTGGAAGCCAAGAGTAGCAGTGAGACACTAAGATGGATACCTTTTTGGCAATATCAATGGGTGTACTTGGTGCGATGATTTTTCTATGGGCACTAGCATTTGCTCTGGAAGAACGTGAGCGAGAACGTAAGCAAGAACGCTTAAACCGTTTTAACAAAAATGATGTAAAATATACTGATGGAGATAATACATGAGCGATAACCCTAAAGCATACCTGAATGGTTCTTATGTCAATTTTGAGCGTATGGGTAAACGCAAAACCGGTTTTGTCGAAGAGGTTTTTGACGATGGGTTTGCCGTTGCTACCGTGGTGCATGATGACAAAGGATTTCCTCTTCATAACACCGACTATGTTGTGTTTGTTAAAACGGAGGATGCGTTTCGATGAGTTTTGCAAAAGAAGATGTGATGTCTTATGAGGAAAAAGTTGCTAAGACTCTAAAGGTGTACAGCGCTATAGAGGATGCGTGGAGACAAGGTAAAATTTCTGTCTTTACATTATGCGAATTATCTGATATACTAGACGAGTATACAGATTTGATTGAGGAATAAAATGATAAGAGACAAAGTGATACTGACAGATTGTGATGGTGTCTTAGTTGACTGGGAAGCCAAGTTTACTTCGTGGATGATTCGCAATGGATATTGTGTTGTTGATGAAACCGCGTACAATGTGGCTGAGCGATTTGCCAAAACGCAGTCTGCTTACTCCAAGGATGGGTATAAACTCACTAAGGCGGTAGGGCAGCAGCTCATCAAGTACTTTAACGAATCTGCAGCGATTGAGACGTTGAGCCCTCTGCGGGATGCTATTAAGTATGTTCGCAAGTTACACGAAGAACACGGGTATGTCTTCCATGTTATCACATCATTATCTACGGATCCGGATGGTGCAAGACTACGGAAGCGAAACTTGGATTTGTTATTCGGTCCAACCGTCTTTGAGAAAATTGTGTGTCTTGATTGTGGTGCTGATAAAGATGATGCACTTGAACCATACAGAGATACCGGCTGTTTCTGGATTGAGGACAAGATAGAAAATGCAGAACTCGGAAGTGCACTTGGATTATCCAGTATTTTGCTTGACCATTCCTATAATGTGGAGTATAATGGATCTATTGCGAAATTTGGAAATTGGAAAGACATATATAAGTATGTAACAGGAGAAATATGAACGTATTTTATTTATCGGAAAACCCTAAACCGTGTGCGCAAGCTCATAATGACAGTCATTGTGTCAAAATGATACTGGAGTACTGCCAGTTATTGTCTTCTGCGCATAGATTTGCTGACGGGCAGATGGTCATGGTGCCTGCGCTGGATAAAAGCGGCAAACAAGTCTATTTAAAGTCCGGTGAGGAGCGCACTAAGAAACACTGGAAGCTTCCTGACGATAGAGAGGGTACATTATACTTGGCTACGCACATAAACCACCCCAGCGCCGTCTGGGTGCGTCTCAGCAAGCAAAATTACGCTTGGTTACACTCATTATTGGTGGAATTGTGCCAAGAATACACGTTTCGATACGGCAAAACGCACAAATGCCTCGAAATTGGGCTCGTAGAACGGCTATCCACACCCCCAAACAACATTGCGGATGCTCCATTTACTGCCCCGACGCCTGCGATGCCCGAGGAGTGCGTATTAGAGACATCTCTGGCGTCTTATCGCAACTACTATAACAAATTTAAAACACATTTGGCGTCTTGGAAGAAGCGTGGCGCGCCTGAATGGTTTCAATCAGGAGTATCTTATGCCAACGTATAACTTTCGACACAAAGAATCGCGTGAAGTCATTGAAATGAGAATGAAGATTAGTGAGCGGGAGGAGTGGTTAGCCGCAAATCCCGAATATGAGTCTGTGATGTTAGGGGCCCCGTCGATTGGTGACCCCGTAAGGCTCGGGCTGGTAAAACCTGATAATGGATTTCGTGAAGTTTTGCATAAAGCAAAAGAAGCCCACCCTTTGGGGAACATTAACACATTCTGATGGGGTATCTTCAATTAATCAAGGAAGGTACTATATGTCAAGAAAAGCTAAAAACGGAGAAACGACTACGAGAAAAAAATCCTGTATAAAACTGGATCATATGGATGTTATTGAACCACTTACCGACAATCAAAGAAAGTTTTTTGATTCTTATCGGCAAGGTGATTACTTTATAGCACTTCATGGTGTTGCAGGAACAGGAAAAACATTTATCGCATTCTATAAAGCACTAGAGGAGGTACTAGATAAAGGCAGCTCTTTCGAAAAGATCGTCATTGTTAGATCTTCGGTACAGTCAAGAGATATGGGGCACCTCCCCGGCGATGTCTCCGAGAAGATGAGTGTGTTTTCTCAGCCGTATGTGCAGATATGCGAAAACTTGTTCGGAAGGAAAGACGCATGGAGTGTTCTGGAAGAGCAGGGTGTAGTTGAGTTTATATCAACTTCGTTTATTAGAGGAATGAGTTTTGACGATGCAATCATCATTGTTGATGAGATGCAGAATATGACATTTGAAGAAATCGATACCGTCATGACGCGAGTAGGCCACCAGTCAAAAATTATATGGTGTGGTGACTACAGACAAACAGACTTAAACAAAAAGAAGAACGATGTTAGTGGTATAAATAAGTTCTTTGAGATTGCGTACCATATGGGCGCATTTACAAAGATAGAGTTTACCGCTGAAGATATTGTGAGAAGTTCATTGGTACGTGACTATATATTAGCAAAACTTCAGCATGAAGATGCTGTATATGAAATTGAAAAAATATCAAGGATACCTAAACAGGTAGCATAGTATGGAAAATATATCATTAAGCAGGGTTGTCTCGGATGACCCTGCTGTTCTTTCTTTTTGCGAACTGATGAAAAACTACTCCGTTCGGCACGTAGACCAATCAGTAAAAATCAAAGAAACCAAAATTAACTCCGAAAGGGTGTTGACTTATATTCCGTCACATCGAATTTCTGCAGAGGGGTTGTGGAACCTCGCACGTAAGTTTAATATAGATCAGTCTCTCAAGTACACTATGACCAAAATGTATTATAGTAGCAAAAACATTGGGGTTTGCTTGGAAAAAAATGGCGACAAAAATAACTACAGGATATACACCGAGACGCATATCGGAAAAAGTGAATATGAAAGAGCATACAACAATCTCAAGTTCAAGATCAAGAATGTTGACTCCCTAAAATGGGATGCTGAAAATCCAGAAGGTGTAAAGAGAACATCTTATGAGTCTTTGCTTTATCCTAATCCTAAAAATATTCAGTTAGCAATGCATATGGCAAATGTGAAGTATGTGCCTAAGGTTGTTCTGGATAAAATAACGAATCTGGGCAAAAATACTTTCTTAGGCACATACTTCGTAACTGATGATATCACCTCTCGCACTGCGGTGGATATAAAATTTCACGAGGAGTTTATGCTCTCTGACTTGGAACCGGAGCTTACTGCGTGGAGTAAAAAGAATTTGAAGAATCGCTTAGAAAAACTTGACATTTACCCCATTCATCATGTATCATTAGGGGTTGATGCAGACGATAAAAACTACGTAACGGTGTATTTTAAATTATGAACTTTGAACACTTAAATATGGCGCAGGAACTGCCTACCCTGAAAAGAAAGAACGTTAACGGAAGCCGGTTGTATGCGGTGCCTAACGGTAACGCATATCCTTCCGTGACTACAATCACAGGGCAACTCAGCAAGGATTCTATTCTTGCGTGGAGAAAACGTGTAGGCGAAGCTGAAGCAAATAAAATCTCAGGGCAAGCTTCTGCGCGTGGAACTCGCGTTCACAAACTCTGCGAAGATTATTTGAACAATGATCTGGTGGAAACCAAGCAGCCTATGGATAACTTGATGTTTTCTGCTTTGAAGAGTACGCTTGACAAGCACGTAGGTAAAGTGCATGCGTTAGAAGCACCTTTGTATTCTCATCACTTGAGATCTGCAGGAACAGTTGACTGTATTGCCGAGTTTGGCTCAAAGTTATCGGTGATTGATTTCAAGACTTCCAAGAAGATTAAGAAGGAAGAGTGGATTCAGAATTATTTCGTTCAGTGTTCAGCATATTCTGTTATGTATGAAGAACTGACAGGAATCCCTATAAATAGACTTGTGGTTATAATTGCGGTTGATGGTGAGAAAGATGCACAAGTGTTTGTAAAAAAACGCGATGACTATATAGGTGAGTTTATAAGATTAAGAGACTTGTACGAGAATACTATCGCATAAGTTTCGGGGTTTTTTGCCAGTTTTCAGTGTCTTCTTATCCACCGAAAGAAGACCCCCAGCGCCCAGAAAAAACTGGTTCCATTTTTAAAGTTAGGAGAGTATTATGGCAAAATCACTATCATCAGGATCTACCAAAGTCGATCACAAACCGAAAGGTACATCAATAGGACGAGGGCACTTCAAAAAGTCTTCTTTGAACAAGAGAAAAAAAGCAAACTATAAAAAATATAGAGGTCAAGGAAAGTAATGAATAAATTCGAAGCGGTAGAAAAAGTAAACGGTTTATTTGAGTATGAGTTTGACAAAGAACAGTATAATGCCGCAGACTATTGGCGCGTTCTGGATGTCACTCAAGAAAAAGATCAAGGCGACTGCGAAGATTATGCGTTGACAGTAGCATGGTTATTAGCTGGGCAATCACGGTTGAAGTTTTTGTGGATGTTATTCACCCGCAAAGTAAAAATTTGTTTTATCTCAACTTCCGGCGGTGGTCATGCAGTATTAGAACACGACGGCTTGATCGTAGACAACTGGAAAAGAGCTTGGACACCAAGGTTAACTTATGAAACGGATTATGCTCAATATAATTGGGAGTATAAGTTTTATTACAATCCTTTGGTAGTATGTAAAAAGTTGATTCAAGGTAAGTTCTGGAAAAAGTAAAATTATGCCCTTATAGCTGAGTTGGTTTAGCAACGCACTTGTAATGCGTAGACGGGAGTTCGAATCTCTCTGGGGGCACCATTTTAAAGGAGCAGTTATTATGTCGAGACTCAAACAACTGAACTTTTTGATTGATGATGAGACCCGTAAGAAGTTCAAAATTTGGTGTTACGAAAATGATGTAACGCCGTCTAAAGTGCTGAATGATTTTATCAACGAGAAGATTGGTTTAGCACCATCTACAAATAGTGGAAAGCCTGATGGGCGATCCAGAAGAACACAATCATCTTGGGATATTCACGACAGTGGTGTTCGCTGGGAAGATACATTTTAATCTGACGCGAGAGATACGCTGGTTCGAATCCAGCCCCTTCCACCAATAATGTTTCTTATAGTATACAATGTATATGTTATGAAACAGATCTCGAGAAGTTTTTCACCTGCTTTGAATGGTGAATGCTGAACCGCTGGCAGGCCGGACATCAGTACACAATGCGTTCGGATAGCTTCCGTCAAACGAGGTCTGCCCTAACTAATCGGGATATAGCGCAGTCTGGTAGCGCGCCTGCTTTGGGAGCAGGATGTCGGGAGTTCGAATCTCTCTATCCCGACCAATTAATAGATTATAAATATGAAAGAAGAGATAAAAGAACATTTTGAGGGAAGCACAATGAGCAAAGCCGGTAGGCTTGCTATGGAATTGAGTGCAGAAAAAAAACGACTTCTACAAGAAATGTCGGATCTTCAAATGGAAGTGGAAGATTTAAAACCCACAACTCCAACAGGAACACTTGACAGTTACGTCAAATGGGCTGCAACAGTTTCTGCTGTCGCTGGAATATTTTTGCAGCAAGCAGATTTCACTGTCAGTGGTCAAGTGCTTTATGCGACCTCTGCGTGTTGTTGGGTTTACGTAGGAAGTAGTTGGAACGATAAAGCCATTATGATTGGTAGTGCTATATCAGGTACTGCAGTATTATTGACACTAGCTAAGGTGTTCAGTTGATGAGTTGGAGTTATAGAATAGTTAAAACGAATGTTGGCGATGTGTCATGGTATGGTGTTCATGAGGTTTATTATGATGATGAGGGAAAACCGACGATGGTATCTCAGGAGTCGGTTAGCTTGGAGGAAGAAACAGTTGACGATCTTGATTTTCTGATTGGTAAGATCAAAATTGCAATGAAACAACCAATCTTAAATTACGAGGATTTTGGAAAATGAACAGAGAAGAAGTATTCGAAACATTAAAAATCGACGAGGGTGTCAAGTATGAGATTTACGCAGACCATCTCGGATACCACACGTTTGGGGTGGGGCATCTTGTTATCAATGAAGATCCCGAGTGGGGTGAACCATTCGGAACACCAATCTCCGAAGAGAGAGTATGGGAATGTTTTGAAAAAGACCTCGACACCGCAATCAGTGAGTGTCACGCTCTATACACAGAAAGCGTCTTTGATGACTTTCCAGAAGAAGTCCAGCAGATCGTGGTCAACATGATGTTTAACATGGGACGAACTCGCTTATCTAAGTTTAAGAAGTTTACTGGTGCACTTATTGCTGGTGATTGGAAGGAAGCAGCAGTCGAAGGGCGAGATTCTCGTTGGCACAAACAAGTGACAAATCGTGCAGAACGATTGATGAAAAGATTAGAGGCTCTCTAATAAACCATTGTTATAAATATACGATTATAGAACATATGAGTATATTACAATGACCACCAAAAAGAAACACACAGTAGATCTTCCGAAGAGTGCCGACACTAATGGTGATGGACACATTTCTTCGGAAGAGTTAGAGACACATCTAAATCTGGAATTCCGGCGTAAAGAACTCGAAGATCAGGATGCACAACGTGACGCTCAACGCAAGATGACTTGGTTTGCATTGTTTGGTATGTTGTTGTATCCTTTTGGCATTTTTGCGACAGAGTTGTTTGGTTTGTCTAATGCCGCAACAATCATCGGTGATATCGCGCCAACTTATTTCATCGCAATCTCAGCCCTCGTCGCCGCTTTCTTCGGAGCGGCCGCTTATACCGGTAAAAAATAATGGCACAGTGGAATAAAAATAGTCAAGAACTTGGCAACAACACTAAAACTCTGTATGAAGTCCAGATGCAATCGGATCAATACGGTAACATCTTCAATGAAGGTGCTACCGCACGATCTGCGTTCGGTGAAACAATTGCTGTTCCTGTCACGCCTGTTCTCCAGTTAGACGGTCTGTACGATTTAGATCCTCAACAGTTTGAGACATTTCAAGCAGGTGGCACCGCAGGAACAACTGATACTCTAATGCGAGTCACTACCGGAACTGGTCAATTCGGTTACGGAGTTCTTCGTTCTCGTCGTGCTGTGAGGTATCGCCCAGGTCAAGGTGCAGTCTCACGATTCACTGCTAAGTTTACCGAAAGTGCTCCCGGCGTAGGTGTCGATGGTTATACTCAACGTGCTGGTTTCTTCTCACAAGAACAAGCAGTACAGGTTGGATTTAACGGTACTGAGTTTGGTGTGTTACGTGAGAACGGCGGTAAGGCACACATCGAAAATCTTACCATTACCGCACCCGCTGGTGCTACTTCAGATATCATTATTACATATCCAACTCAAGGTGCATCAACGTCTACTGAAACAATTGGAGTTACGACTGGAGACACCGTACAAGAAGTAGCACAGAAGATTGCTCTTGCTTTTGCAGGAAACCCATTCTATATTGTTGAAACATACGACGATAAAGTTTGTTTTCTTGCAAGATCTGTTGGGGCTAAAGGTAGTGCATTCAACTATGATGCTGGCACAACTCAAACAACTGCCACATCAGTTAATGTTCAGGTTGGTGTTGCTCATACTTCTCTTTGGACAGCACAAGCAGATTTCAACTTCGACACTTTGGATGGCAATGGACCTTCTAAAGTTACTATCGACCCCACTAAACTAAATGTATTTCAAATCAACTTTCGTTGGTTGGGTGCTGGGGAGATTCGATACGCTATTGAGAATCCTATCAATGGTGATATGATTTACTTCCACCACGAACACTACAGCAATCGCAATGTAGATGTCCATATCGATAATCCATCTCTGAAGATTGGTTATGTTGCCGCGTCTTTAGGCGGCACTGGAACTGATGTTGTAGTTGAAGGTGGATCTATGATGGGTGCTATCGAAGGTGTCATTACGACCACGAAATTTCCTACCGCAACTTTTCGAGAAAGTGATACCAACCTAACTGCCGACACTTGGCATCACGTTTTAACAGTATCCAATAATTTAGTGTTTAGAGGTAAAATCAACACAAGAGAAATATTATTAAAAAATATTAATTCCGCTTTCAGTGGTACTGGTCCCGTTACAGTTGCTCTACTTCTAAACGCAACAGGGCTAGCAACCACCAGAGAGTTCGTTTCATTGAATGAATATTCCTCAGCGTCCTCTTCTAATACAACTTCCGTAGTGACATTAGGAGACCAACGATTAATGTACATCTTTGATGTTGAAGCCGGTGGTTCGGGTAGTCAAGTTCTAGAAGACCTTCGAATTGCAATTCCTCCATCAAATCAATTGTCTGTTCTGATTAGAAGTCCCCAGCAAATATCTCGGAATGCAATCTCAATGAGTTGGGTGGAGGATTAAGACATGGCGTGGGTAACAGTGCCAGGATCGGCAGGAATTTGGGAATATGAAAACACTGCAACGGGTGCTAACACGTACTCAGATGCAAACGGAACCTATGCTGGTGGTATAAGGTCATACACACCCGAGGGGGGCGATCTGCAAGAAACATATGCTAGGACTCGTAAGGCTATTGATGCTACTGGCAGATTGCATATTGAAGAAATCACATTCACTGCCGCGGCAACGACTGCTACTGATCTGATTATAGTAACTCCTCAAGGTTCTGTAACAACTACTCTAGCGATCGCAGACTCCCCGGCCGCTATTGCAGGGAAAGTCGTAACTGCGTTTACTGGTAATACTGATTGGACTGCGAGTAATGTTGATGGGGTTTTAACTTTAACGGCAATCACACCAGAGTTACTCGACGGTGTGATTACTGTTAATGCAGGAACTACCGGTGTCACCTCAACTCAAGAAACCACACAAAACGGATATAGAATTACAAACACAGAGCGTGGTGAGCTGAGTAAAAATTATTACGATGGCCAACCATAAAAATCTGCTTTGATTGTTGTTTGTTATAAATAGTTTTAGATAAAAATGACGGAGCAATACAATGAGATATTTGTCAGTGCTTCTTTTTGTAATATACCCCTTTGTATATGCAGAAGAAGTGACCCCAATAGACGACAACACAATTAAAACGGACAGTACCACAAGAAGTACTGTAGATTCTAATACCACTACAACGCTAAAATCACCTCCTGCGTCTGCAATCACTCCTACGATAAATACCTCGAACAGTGACCTCTGTACCTTTGGTGTGGCGGGTGCTGTTCAGACTCAGATTTTGGGTATCTCGATGGGATCTCAAATTACTGACTCAAACTGTGAGCGTCTAAAATTATCTAAGACTCTATATGATATGGGCATGAAAGTTGCTGCTGTATCTACATTGTGTCAAGACGAACGAGTTTTTGACGCGATGTTGATGGCAGGAACACCATGCCCGTTTGACGGTTTGATCGGTGATGAGGCAAGGGCTGCTTGGGCAGTAAACAAAGAACTGGAACCATCAACAGATGTTCCTACGGAAGAAGAAGAGAAGGGGTTAAGTGATGGTACAAAGACACTCATGGGTGCTGGCGGCGTTGCTAGTCTATTGCTCCTCCTCCTTATCTAGCGAATCAGATATAATTTATGCGACATCAAACAATGCTGCTAATGCAGGGTTGAATTGGGTAATGTCAAACGTCTTGCCTCAAGCGGCAGGGTTGCAAGTTAACAATGTGGTTTATAGGTACACTACAGAAAAGAATACAGAAGATGATATGCTGGTTCATGTGCAGAACGAAAACGCACAGGGAGAAGGATACATTTTTAGAGCAAGTGATGATTGGTCTGGATTGCCAGGAAATACAATTAGTAAAGCAATTCCTGTTGGTTCAATCCCACTTGATTTTTGGGGAGATGGTAGTATAGAAGTAGAAGGATTTGGAACGGTATTAGAACCTGAAGTGTATTACACATACCAATACCTTCCTTGTAATAGTCCACAGGACAATCCATCATGCGAAGGTTATGCAGATCCTTTGACATTAATTCCTGAACAAGAGATAGATACTAATAGTGAAGAATATATTCAAGCAGAGATAGATCGCAAAGCAAATTTACAAGCACAGAAAGAGCAGGAAGAAAAAGAAGAAAGAGATAAAATGGCGAAGTCCATGGAAAAGAAAGTTAGGGCAAGTTTGGAAGATATGTTAGGTTTGTCACTCGGCGCAAGTCTACAAGCTGAACAAGATCAGTTATTGATGAATGCGCTAATTGCGACTAATTATTTGCCTCGGAATTATCTGGTGGCGATAAGTGGGGGTGAATATCCGGACGCTGAACCGCTGAAAGATAGTAAACTTCCAGACAGTAAGAAAGGTTTGAGAGTGGGGCTGGCTTCTGAATTGAAGCACCAGCAATTAGTTGATTTACAATATGAGAAGTAACACAAATAACGCATAAGGGAGAACATTAATGTTCAATAAAACTTCTATATTATTCGGTACTCTGATGACCTTTTGTTTATGTGTAAACGCAGAAGAAATGGAAGTAGTAGGAAACGTCGAGTCGAAGTGTGTTGTGACACCCGATACTGCTGGTGTGTATGGTAACCCAACCCCAGATGTTTTGAGTTCAGATCCCACAGACGGTGGCGTAGATCCTGTTGTACGCTTCGATGTGATTCAAGCGAGTTTGTATAAAGCGAGAATTTCACACCCTACTTCATTTTCTGAAGCACCCACGTTGAATGATACTGTAGTATGGACGGGCGATACTGCCACGTCTCAGGTATCGGACACCAGCATGTCTGGTTACGATGCTGCTAAAGTAGAGTTCGATAATGTGACTGAGTTCAGTTTAACCGTTGCTGGTAGCACATGGTTCAAGACTGAAACACAGGCAGATTACGGTTACGGGAAAGCATTTCCTGGCGGCGTATATCGTGCAGTAGTGAGTGCAGAATGTATCGCTATTTAATTATATTGATACTTTGGGCGAGTGGGCACGTAAGTGCCCATGAGTTCACTCCTACGTATCCGAAATTAAAAACTTCATATGTCGAAGGTGTGTTGTATGCAACAATGACGTTGTTCAATGCGCGAGACGATGTGGAGTATTATCAGTTTGGTGTTTTTGATGCAGAGTGGAACAAAGTACCGTTCGCAATGCAAAACAAGATTATGAGATTTAAACACCTTGAAAAAAAGAAAGTTGAAATTTATATAAGGGAGAAGGACAGTAAAGATGCTGTTTATATTTGCTCGAAATCCAAGTTGCTTGTGGATGGTGGTTCGAAAACATCTATAATATCGAAAATCTGTTCAAAAATTAAGTGAAACGATTTATAATATTAATGTTTATGTGTGGCAATGCGTTTGCTGATTCAAGTTCGTTGAATTTAAATCTTCCGAACATGTCAGGATCATATGCGACAGATAGAGTTAGGTCAGGGCAGTTAGAATGCTCTATGGCAATTGGTGGTTCTGTTAATTTAGAGTTTGGAGTTGTGGGCATTATTAATCAGAACGGACCATATTCAAGTAATACGGGTGAATTGCCCGATTACTGGGAAGATGAAGGGTTAGTAAAAGATGTGGGTGTATACGGCAAAATTGTCATACCGTTGAACGCACCACAGAAACGACTTGATTGCAATCGATTATACGAATTAGAGTTAGAGGCACGAAGAATCGAAGTAATGAAGTTAAAACAAGAAATAGCAAACCTTCGGGCACTATCGTTCGAGGATGAGGAATAGAAGATGTCTGAAAATGATATATTCGTAGAATTAATGGCGAGCGTTCAGGAAATGGATGCTATCGTTAAAGGGCAAACACAGCCTACTCGTCGTTTCGAGTTTCCAGAATTTGAAGGAGATGAATGATGGCTGAAGTAGAGTTTGGGGGCATGACATTTAAGGGCGGTAAGATGATGGTTCTTCTCACTGCTCTCTCTACGTTAGGTGGAGCGAGTTGGGGTGCATTTGAATTCTACTCTGACTATATGGACATGAAAGAAATTGTTGCTAATATTGACACCAGTGCCATAGAAGCAAGGAACAACGAAATCGAGATTAAACTCGATGCAGTACAAGAATCTGTGGGAGAAGCAACTGACTACTCCCGCAGTATCAAGAACGATCTAAGAGACGATTTCAACAGGATGGAAGGTAATGTTGATCGTATCGAAGATCAAAACAGAGAGATGCAAGATGATGTCAGAAACATGATTGATAAAGCATCTGAACGGTTTGACAATAAGAGAGAAAGTCTACAAACTGATACTGAACTGAAGATTAACGCATTAGAAGATAGATTAAATAAAAAAATACAGAATGTATTAGACAATCCTCTCGCAGATTAGGAGAAAATCATGCGAGTTAAAGTTACATTTAGTAATGGAACATCTATGATTGGGACTTTACCCAAAGACGAATATATTTCATCTCTAAACCATGATCAGATTATACCGTGGATTATGAATGACGATAGACAATTTGTGCCTTTTGTACAACCTAATGGTCGTGAAGTGTGGTTAGCAAAGACTGCTATTGCCTACATCGTAGAAGACTATGAAGAATTATAGTATAAAGTTTTTAATGGTGTGTATTGTGGGTTTAATTATTGGTATTATTATTGGAGGCATAATTGTCATATTCTGATAAAGTGATGGACCACTACGAGAATCCTCGTAATGTGGGAAGACTAGACAAAGAAGCAGAAGATGTTGGCACTGGCATGGTCGGGGCCCCTGCTTGTGGTGATGTAATGCTTTTACAAATACAGGTGAATGATGATGGAATTATCGAAGATGCTAAATTTAAAACCTACGGATGCGGAAGTGCTATCGCGTCTTCCAGCCTCCTTACCGAATGGGTTAAAGGTCGCAATCTTGATGAAGCTGGGAGTATTAGAAACACCCAGATCGCAGAAGAACTCTGCCTCCCTCCCGTCAAAATCCACTGTAGTGTCCTTGCAGAAGATGCGATCAAAGCTGCGATAAAAGATTATAGGAAGAAACACGTCATATAAATATCAAAAACAACAAAGGAGATCTAAAATGGAACTGTTAATAGATTTGATGTCAACATTTTGGCAATGGGCAATCCTCGCTGTGCTGGTAGTCACCGGTTTTGTAATCAGTCACTTTGACGGGCAAGGCGAACTACGTGTAGGGTTTACTTACAAGAATATGCCTAAGATGTCACCGTTGCCTATCGCAACCAAAGACAAAGGATTCTTCAAAGGAGTCTGGATGTGGTTGATGGGCACACGACAGTGGGAGATCGTAGAGGACTGGCACTATCAGTTAGGTGATAATAAATTTGTTGTTCCAGCTGGATTTCAGTTTGATGGTGCATCAGTGCCTAAGTTTCTCGCAACGTTCTTATCACCCGTGGGTGTGTTGTTGATGGGTGGGTTGGTACACGACTATGCTTACAAGTATGCAGGATTAAAAACATCAGGAACTAAGAAAGAACAGATGTTAGAATGGAACTTAGATCAAAAGATGGCAGACGAATTGTTCCGTGACATCTGTATTGAAGTCAACGGTTTCAAAGTACTGAACTATCTCGCATATTGGTCGCTCCGTCTTGCTGGTTTCGTAGCGTGGAACGGGCATCGTGACCGCGATCAATTTGATCTCAACGGTAAGAGGATTGTACCATGAAATATTTAACAAAACTTATGCAAGAACGGACTTCTTTTGACGGTTTGACATTAATTGCCATCTGTGGTAGTATTATACTCTTCGGCGGTATTGCAAAGTTAGCAGCATATGCAGGTTTAGCCTACGGCATGTGGACACTTTTAAAAACCGAAAAGTAATTGTAAATGGTCATTTGTGTTTGTCGGAATATCAAAGAAAGCGACTATCCCAATAAAGATGACTTGATAAGAAGACTGTACGAGTCTGACACTAAATGCAGTAAATGTATAGAAAACTTGACAATACACCCTGATGGTGATATAATATGCACATCATCAAACAAAGGGTTACACTATGAACGGGAAAAAATCTAAACTGTTGCGAAAAGCAGGAAATTCTACCTCAGAAGGTAAAAGATTATATGCAAGTTTGCCCAGAACTTCAAGAGAATTTGCGTCAAAAATTTTAACTTTACGTGCAGAAAATCCGGTCGATCAAACTCAACCTGCTCAACCAGATCTTCACCAAAGCGGATTCAACAGGAAGAGTCGACAGATAATTGCTTCTCGCGCGAAAGAGTTATTAAGACAAAGACGTGCAAATCCAACGGAAGAGTTTTCTAAACTACGTAAAAGTGAGCAAGCACAAATTTGCATCGAAGAAGCGGCCAACGAAATGCGAGGTCAAGTTGTAACTGCTCTGCGACAAATGCAGAAAGAATATGACGAAAAGAAAGTCGAGTCTGAGACAGACTCGGAACCATCCGAAGGCGTAGAATAATATGCTAAAGTTATACAAACATTTGCCGAGAGCTATGACAAAAGATAACGAAAAAATCTCAAAAAGTAAACTAAAAATTCTTAGTCAAAAAGATTTTGAGAGTAAGATTTCTGCAATCGTAAGAGAGAAATCGCCTATTACTATGATAGACGCTATCGTATTGTACTGCGAAAAAAATAATGTTGAAATCGAAACTGCCGCAGCATTAGTTACCGCGCAAATGAAATCTAAGTTAGAAAAGGAAGCTATTAGTCAGCGGATGGTAGAATCCAAAGGCGCAAAACTACCCATAGGAGATTGATATTGGACCCTTTATGTGCATATAGTACGTATGTCGCACTGAAAAACCATTTCACCTCCGACAGCTACGACTATTTTAAGTATCAAAAGAAATCCAACGTATCATCAAAATCTCTGGATAAGAGATCGGACAAATACTTCTTTTTCCGACTTGCCAAGAAGGGTGATACCGTAGAAGACTTTTTAGTGGCAAACCTAATAGAAAATCCCAATATTTGGGTAGGTGAATTATTAAGTGATAAGGGAGAAGTTACATATAAAGACTGGAAACGAAAACGCGAGTCATTATCATACGCTTTCAAAGAAGAAATAGAGTTCTTTAATGGGTTAGTGCCAAAAGATCTGGACGAAATGTTTGCTGTAAAATCTGGAGAACATCCAGTAATAATAAAGAAATATTTCCAGAAAGAAATTAGTCTCGAAACATTAATAATTTTAAATGAACTCTTGACATTTATGAAAAAGTATGATACTATAATAAATGATCCGTTATACAACGAGGTCAGCAGGATGTGCAAGAAGTATCGTCCATTTATGGATATTGATACTTCGAAGTGCAAATCTATTATTAAATCTGTAATGGGTTTATAAATAGTGGTATATTATGAATGAAGTGGATAAAACGAAATAAAACAAACTAAAACAAAACATACGAGGCAACAAAACATGGCTACAAACTTTGCAGAACTTAAGCGACAACGTAACAAAGATCTTCAGAAACTCACAACTGAAGTAAATAAACTCAATGAAGGACCAGAAAAGAAGTCTTACGAGGACACACGTTTCTGGCGGCCCGTAGTGGACAAGTCTGGTAACGGTTATGCTGTTATCCGATTCTTACCCGCTCCTGCTGGGGAAGACATGCCGTGGGTGCAAACCTTTTCTCACGGATTCCAAGGTCCTACTGGCAAGTGGTACATTGAGAACTCTCTAACTACAATCAACCAAAAAGATCCTGTATCTGAACTAAACTCTCAGTTATGGAATGATGGTACCGATGAAGGTAAAGAGACCGCACGTAAACAGAAACGACGATTGCAATACATTGCAAACATCTATGTTGTGAAGGATCCGTCAAATCCTGAAAACGAAGGTGAAGTCAAGTTGTTTAAGTTTGGTAAAAAAATCTTTGACAAGTTGAATGATATGATGAATCCAGAGTTTGAAGATGAGACTCCAGTAAATCCTTTTGATTTATGGGAAGGTGCAAACTTTAAATTGAAGATTCGTAATGTAGAAGGCTACAGAAACTACGACAAATCAGAATTCGATACTCCAGCACCCGCTTCTGAAGCAGATGATGATTTAGAGCGAATCTGGTCATTGGAACACGGTTTAACCGAATTCATTAGTGCTGAAAACTTTAAGACTTATGATGAGTTGAAAACGCGATTGATGTTTGTTCTTGATCGAGATGAAGAACGTACTTATAGTCAGCCTGCCGCTGCTCCAACACCCCAACCGGTTGTGGAAGAGCCTAAAGCAGAAACAAAATCTGAAGACCCTTGGGCTGAAGATAATGATGATGATGGGCTAACCTACTTCGAAAAGCTTGCAGAAGCATAATCGAATAACCAAACACAAAGGGGGCGATAAGCCCCCTTTTTTTGTCTACATAGAACCTATTCCGATATGACCCATAGTGATTCCCCTAACGTTAACCGCGAGCATAGGGTTGAAATCCCTAACACCAACATTAGCTATATTGACGTTGTTGATAACATCATTACTAGTCATGTTGTTGCTGCCGATGATAGCTGGGTTTGAACTTATTACATTCTGATTTTCTACAGCAGTTCCCCCAACCACTAGATTGTCGGCGCTACCAGTTCCAGAATTATTGTTCATAACTTCAACCACACCTTCGGCGGCCAACGCCGCTACCCCAGAACCCACATTGGCACCAAATTCTCCAGCCGACACATTGTTGCTGGTCAAACCACCACCAACAATCTGGCCGAGCGCAGTCTCTTCTATTTCGTTGAGTGTGCGAGTATCTTTCATCTGCTCGACACCACCACCACCAGATCCAAACTCTGACATATCAGAAAATAAGTCTACCTGTTCTTTAGTTGCGTTACCATTCATTTCTGCAGCTTGCAACTGTAAGTTTGCTGCTTGCATAAACACCTCAGAACTCTTAAGAAGTTCTGCAGCTAATGCCATATCCCCAGATTCCATGGCAGATTCAATCGCCTTTCTGTAATTCTCTTTCGCCTCATCAACCTCTTTTTGCGATTTAATGTTATCAAGACTTTCGGCAACATTAGGATCAATTTCGGAGAACTGATCCGACAAACTCTCAAGTTCTGCTTCCACAGCATCCAAAGCAGCTTTTGCTTGAATTGTGGCTTGTCGAGCCATAAACTCGGCCTGTTCTTCTTTTGAGTAGAACGTGGAAAAATATCCTTGCATCGTTTTGCCGAACATTTGTTGTCCACCCAACATCTCAACAAAATTAGCTTTTGCTCCTGCAATAGCCAGTTTCTTTTGTTCTTCTGTGGGTTCAACTGGGGTGGCGCCGGCGCTGGCTGCAGCGGCCATCGCTCTGGCATTCATAAGGGAATATATATCGATCCCGTAACCATTCGGTCCACCCCTACCCCCAGCAAATTCATAGTCTAGGGCAGAAGCCCCCGCCTCGCCGCCAATTTGCGAGATCATATTTTTATAGAAAGGGGTATCTTCAAAATTGAAGTTGAACATGCCGTTGCCAGCAGAGAACAATCCGTCGTTCTCTGCCATCTTGTTAAACATATCATTAGTTTTTTCTGCAGTGTATCCTAATGCATCAAACCAATATGCAACATTCTCTGTAGCGGATGCCATTCTGACAAAAGTATCGGTTGTTTTTTCTCCTTCGAGTGCAAATTTAGAAACGTTACCGTAGGACGATTTAATTGCATCGTCCGCATATTTTTGTACGAATTCGGCAATCTTCTTTTGTTGTTCTGGACCAGATAATCCTTCCAATGAAATCTTATATGACTTAGTAAATCCAACAATTGCTCCGGCACTTAATCCCATTGTTTCTGCCAACTTACCATACGAGGATTGAATTGTTCCTGCCGAATCATTCAGATAAGATACCAATTCACTGTCCAACGCTTCGTATTCGGTTCCTTTTTTATCTGAACGATATGTTCCGCCCTTTTTAATCCAATCTTTGTATACTTGACCACTAGTGTCGGTACCCATGTTTAGGTCCAATCCGACATCAGTATATTCTTTTGCCTTTCTGCCGAACAATCTATTAGCCAATCCCGCAACAACACCGATAACAATACCAGCCGGCCCTGCGGCCAACAAAGGACCAAGCGCGCCAGTAGCTCCGATTCCAGCAAGGAGGCCTCCAGCAGTAGTTAAGTGTTTATTGAGCGTATAACCACCACTCACAAAATCCCCAACACCTTTTGCCATAAATCCTGAAGCGGCGGCACCAGCACCAGCTCCGAGTTTGGTTGCCATACCCCCGTTACCGAACAATGCGGTAGGATCAGCCATACCAGCACCAAAGTTACCCAGAGCGTTTCCAGCTGCACCCAACATTCCTTGTTTACCGGCATATGCCAAAGAGTAGGGTCCGGCGTTCGCTGCCATAAAGTTTGCAGCAGCTTGAGCAGTCATCTTAGCACCCAGCTGTGAAATACCACCGCCGAGCATGCTGGCCAGTCCGCCACCTTTAAGTAATTGATATATGCCCAAACCACCACTTAGAGCACCACCCACGGTGTTTATGTCAGCGCTACCAATAGTCAATGCTGCACCGAGGCCGCCAGCTAATCCGCCTGGTCCCGCAAGCGCCGATCGAAAACTATTTCCGACACCCATACCACCAACAATGTTTTTAAGGGTGCCTGCTACAGCGTTTGTTCCTACACCAGATAACCCAAGTTCTTCGCTTAGTTTTCCACCAAGAAGATTTGCAAGAGGATCTCCGGTATTAAACGATCCGCCAAATCCAGCAGTCTTTAGTATATTTGTGCCGCTACCACCTCCACCCAACAGCTCATCAAACGCACCAGAAATACTACCGAAAGTATCTTTGATACCACCGAATAGGTCTTTAGCGCCATCAAAGAATCCAGTAGTCTTATCGAACCAACCGCCGGTGCCTTTACCAAAAAAACTTCCGAGAGAATCCCCGAATTTACTAAAGAACCCACCTTCTTTACCACCACCAAATAATTTGGATAAGAATCCACCCTCTTCTCCACCTTGACCTTTCAGTAAAGGTCCAACCAAAGATCTCATCAGTTCCGATTGCCCAGCAAGCATTCTATCAACACCAACGTGGTACGCTCGTTGCATTTCAGAATTGAGGTTCGCTTGGTGGTCCGCATTTGCAACCGCTAACGCTTCTTGCTGAAGTCTTTCCGCTTCGGACAGCTCGGCAGCATTATCCATAGCTTCAACGTTGCCGTCGTTGATAATATTCCCAACGTCAGTCGTTGCAGTTGTTATAGCATCAGTCTGCTCTGTAGTATCACCCTTTGTTGGTGGCTGTTCTTCTGGTGGTTTTTCTGTGCCCTCTTCGGATGTTTCTGTACCCTCTGCTGGCGACGGTGACGGAACTGGGTCTGCACCCTCTGCTGGCGACGGTGACGGAACTGGGTCTGCTCCGGCGGCCGCTCTTCTGTTTTGTTCAGCAATAATATTTTCATATCTGGTTTTTATTTCAATCTCGGATTCCGAAAGGCCTTGTTCGTCGAAAAGTGATATTTCTTTCTCGGCCGCCTCGATTTCCCGGCGCGCTTTGTTAATCTGACCGGTTAAAATCGCCCAATCCGCTCTATCGCCAGACAATAAGCTGGGCTGGTTTTCTTCTCCTTCCTTAAATCCTCTATCGGCCATTTCCTGAGTATACTTAGTAACGAGGGCTTCGTTGGTGGCCAGCCACTGTTCGCTTAGTTTGCGGCTAAGACCAACGTTGTCATATTCTTCTTTTTTGTCGCTCAAATAACCCGCAATATCTCGATCCGTCCAATCTTCTACCGCCCCTGACTTTTCAAATCTGTCTATAGTTCTTACATCGGTTCCTGCAAAGGCATTAAATTTATTAATCAGATAATTTATAGCATCTATTATAACGTTACCGAGAGCTTTGAATGAGTTTGTTATCACTCGGCTCAAATCAATGCCCGCAGATTTCATCTTGTCAACATCCCAAGTGACAATCGCAGCAAGAAGTTTAAATATGCTCACAATCCCTTTCATGAAGTTTCCGGTCATATCCTTGATATAATCAAAAACAATTTGAACAGGTTCTGACTGTAAAAACTCACCTACAGCTTTAAAAATGATCCCAAGTTCTTCAAAAATATCATCAAAAAACTTGGTGAATGTGTCGGTCATTTTTTTCTGTATAGATTTGCCTTCGAGTTCGATTCCCATCAAACCGGAAACCAAATCGAACAATCCACCAATGCTTCCTATAAATCCACCAATGAATCCGGAAATCCTTTCCTGCATTCCGATTTTTCCGACATCTTTGCCTAAAGTTTCAGCCAACCCTTCAGTATCCAAAGCATTCATCAAACCGTCAAAGATTCCAAATATAATACCAATAGGTCCTAATACTTTCCCTATCCCTTTTGCAAATTGACCAATATCAGTCAGTTCGACCAAAAGTTTTAGTGGACCGGCGACAGCTTTTCCCATCCCAGCAGCAAACACAGCAAGACCCTTAAAAACTTTACCGATAGCACCTTCCGCAGAAAATGCTTTGGTTGCTTTGGACATACTGTCTAATATATCTCCACCTTTCGCCGCATCGGCTACCGCGCCGCCAGCCTTGCCTTCGCCCGGCAGTTCCATAAGTTTTGGTAGATTATCTGCTTCACCGGCAAGTTTACCTAATCGACTGTCTAATGCGGCGCCAGATAAAGCTTTACCGCCTTTCCCAGTCTGTGGACCAAATTTTGCTAGGAGAGATTCTCGGGAAGCTTTGATACTATCCGACATATCTCCGATAGCTTTGACGGATTTACCCATGTCATCGGCCATCGATGTGGCGTACCGCTCCAATTCTGGAAATTTTATAGATGTCTTGAACAGAGAAGTTTTCATTTTCTCGAAAGACTTTACTATATCATCAAAAAAACCCAAACCTCTAAGGCGAATTTTTTTAAGCTCCGGATCTACAATTTTTGGTGGTTTTTTACCATCAACGTCTGGCACTCTTGGTGGCTTTTTACCATCAACGTCTGACACTCTTGGTGGGGTTTTACCATCAACGCCTGGCACCCTTGGTGGGGTTTTGCCTGGGCCCTTGAAACCCAACCCCAAAAGTGGTAGACCACCAAGCAGACTATCCCCCCCATCCTTACCTTTTAATAAAGCTTTGAGAATTTGTTCGAGCTTATCGTCCATAGATTTAAAGATTTTTTGTTGCTGTTCATCAGCATATCTTTGTTCGTTGCGTTGCTCTTCTTGAAAACCCCTTTCTCGATTTTTTTGTGCTCGTTCTTGTCTCGCTCTTTTTTCATCACCACTGCGGGCCCGCATAAACTCATTTTTTAATCCAGTAACACCAGATTCAATACCTCCGAACATAGCGGGATTTGCGGAATACACAGAGGCTTTTGCGCCTGCGGCAAAATCTGATGCCGCACCTTTGACTTTACCGCCAATGTAACCGCTGAATCTTTCTAAATTAGATGCCATGTGTTTCTCTCTGTATTACCGTCGTTTAGACTGCGCTTTCCGATTTTGTTCTTCTATCCTTTCATTTTCTTTTTTCACATATTCCGAAAGTAGAGCAATATAAATCTCTCTTTCAAACGGCATCATATCATCAAGTTCTGTTAGGCTGTATTTATGGTGTTGCATCATTGCAAAGTTTGTTTTATAATGATTCAAAAGACTGTCGTGAGACAAGCTTATCCGAAAAAATTTGCCATTCCCTCCAGCTCAGTAGTTTCGTCTTTTCCGCATAAAGTACACTTCCACTCAATGTCTTTTTTCAGTTTTGGCATAGTACTAAAAAAATCTGTGATTTTTGCAAACTGGTCTTGTGACAAGTCGTTCAAGAACGCAGTGAGTTCGTCGTGCGAAGATTCTACCGCAGGATAAACATCTTCCTTATCAAAAATGACATCAATACAAGTAACTACCATATCAGTGATAACTTCTATTTGAGATTTTTCTGCGGCTTCATTAATATCTTCTGCCATATGGAGTGTTGGGTATTTCAGCACAACACCAATCCCAGACTCTTCATCCAAAAGGATTTTGGGATCGTGCCCTTCTTCTCGATAAACTTCAATCGCAGTCAAATCAATTTCATACTGGTGAAACCCTGCGCACTCTTCACCATCAGAGTTTTTCCCGCCGAAATGTGATAGTTTTAGATCTACTGTTTCGCCGACAGACCTTGCTCTTAGTTGTAGGAAAATATATTCCAAATCAAACATTGGTAACGAATCCACATCAATTTCACCGATCACACAGTTTACAATGATTTGTTTGATGGCGCGCATCATTTCTGTTTGTTCGTTACTTTCCAGTGCCATAAGCAAAATCTTTTGCTCTTTAACAAGGAAAGGCCGGTATGTCATCGGCAGGCCAGATGAAGGAACAATCAATTCATGTGTTGGTGTCTTAATTTTTGGTAAAGCCATAGTATACTCCTCAGTAGTTTTAAATTAAAAAGGTGACGCACTATCATCATAATCTACGTTATGATATCTATAAGCAAATGTCACGGTAAATCTTTGGTATGTATCTCTTTCATCCCAGTTCAAATTCATTGAACTTAGTGCTATTGGATATGCTTCTGCTAGAAGAGTTCTCGCCACTTGGTTTGATTTTTCGTCTAGCTGAAATATTTCTATTGGAGCATGAATATCATCGTAATAATTTATTTCTCCGGCACGAAACCTAATATTAATACCACTTGCCGAATCGTTTTGAGGAGTTCCTGTACCAATAATACCTTCCATCCACAAATCAAAAAACGCTCTTTCATACATCTTTTTCCTAGCCAAAAAGGTAAGTGTCACATTGTTATACACAGTATCATATGGCATAGTAAACGAGGGTCCCGCCAATGCATCTTCGGTTGTGGAAATTGTCTTGCCTGGAAATTCTGCAGCCTCGCACACCAAATGTATATCCTTATCTCGTGTGTAATCACCATAACTAGATGCCCATGTGATGACTTCGCTTGGCCAACCGCCAGGAAACACTATTCCTGCTAAAACATCATCGTTACTCCAGTCTCCTCGAATAAAAGCGGTGATTGCTTCCCAAATATTACTGCCTGTAAAGGAAGATCCGCCAAACTCCATAGAAGGAAATGCTCTAGCGTTATCGGTATTAAAAATATTAGGGCGTCCAACTTTAACTGCAAATAAATTGGGTCTAGCCAAATCTTGTATAGTAGATTTAAATCTGTTTAGAGAAAAACCGGTTTTACCATCATCGAAGGCCATTAGATTTTTCCTCGACTATCTTTCCAAACTTCTTGAGCAGACGCTTTCTTGAAGCTTTCTATAGGTAAAAACAACGCCATATCCCACTCGACAGCATTAATTTCTAAAAATGGTGTTCTGACATATGAGTACAGATACCGTTTTACTGTCGGGGCAAACATTTTAAATTTTGATGCCGATTTTAAGATATCATAACTGAGCAAAATCTTAGTTTCATCATCATATCTTTTATCTGACGATATTGTGTAAAGTGCATCCATTAGTTTAGCTCTTAGCGGTAGTGGTAAATAGTGAAAGTTTATACCCAAAAATCCATCACTATAAAATTCAGCAGCAAACACTAGTGGAAATACATCATAGTATGGCAATGTTTTTTTGTGTTTCGGATCATATTTAAAGGAATACATATACCCCGGCTCAGGTCTACTCACGCGCCGTTTTTCCGAAAACTGACGAACAAGACTAGACGGTCTGAAGTCACCAGAAGCCTGAGATGCGGCATCACGAAACCAAGTTCTCGCAGCTTTGGTTCTTGCTGGAACTTGCCCTGCTCGGACACCGTTATATATTAGTTCTTTAAATATCAACATATATTCTATTTATAATCACCTGAGTTCTTTTTCTGTCATTATTTTGAATTGCCAACCACGATCTTTGCAATACTCACTTGCCGCTTTCCACTTAGCTTCGTTGACACCCCATTCAAAAACTTCTTCGATGTACCTCTTAGATTTTTTGGCTGGTTTGGGTTTTTGTGTTTTTGAGGATGGTTTAACTTCTATAAGCATAACGCCAATCTTTCCGTTCTTATCCGCATACTTAACTTTGAAGTCCATAAAATACCGATGATATTTATTGTCTTTTGGTGAAATATATGGTATAATAACTTCTTCGGATGACCACATCAAAATGTTTGGATTATTGTCACAATGAACCATAAATTTGCGTTCTAAAAGACTTCTATAAATAATCTTGGTAGGATCACCCTCATACTTAGAGTAATTTTTTGGTTTATATTTTCCTTTGTAACCGAAATATGGCATACGCACATTATAAATAAGTAAAAGACTAGTTATTTAGGAACATAAAAAATGGCGCGCACAGTGTTTTCCATAGCAAAAGATGAAGATGGATCATATCCAGTATATAATACTTCTATTGAGAGTGCAAAGAATAGATATGTTGGGTTTGATGAAACTATAAGCTTTGTTGGAGATACCGAATACATAGTTCCGAAAATACAATTTACCCTCATAGCAGAAGATGGCGGGAGAATGAAAGACGCGCCGATTATTACACTGAGAGCGCCCCCCAGTCTTAACTTGACTAATACAAATAGTTATGTACAAGATGGTCCTATTTTTGGTGGTGGAGTTAGTCAGGGCGAAGGTGCTCAAGCTTTCACAAATCTTTTTGAAAGCACGAAAGCGGATTTTTTGAAAAATGCTGGCGACGCAGCTGGCCAGTTTGCTTACAGTGCTAAAGATGCTCTTGAATATTCTTTGAAGAAGGCCGGCGGAAACCTTGCTGGGTTTATAGGATCTGCTGGGTTAGGAAACATTTCGCAATTTGAATTCTTAGCTAAAAGAACCGTAAATCCGATGCAACAACAACTATTTAAAGGTCCTGCGTTCAGGAGGTATCAGTTACCATTTAATTTGAAGCCTAGGAATTCTGTGGATGCTCGCAATATAAATGCTGCAGTAAATGCTTTACGCATAGCAGCTTCGGCGGGATTACCGGCTGAAGGAAAAGACGGTGAAGGATTTGTGGGTGAAGGTTCAAATTTCACATTTGGGTATCCGCATCTTTTACAATTTGATTTAATAGTTGGTCAAAGTATAGGCGGTTTCGGTGGAGCTAGTAGTGGTGAGGTGAAGTTTCAGAGTAAGGTTTGTGTTATAGAAGCCGTCTCTACAGACTACGGTGGTCAAAAAATGACATTCATGAAAGACGGATATCCATCGGAAACAAACTTATCGCTCAGTTTAATTGAGGTGACACCAAGAACTTATGGTGATGCAAATATCGACCGAGATAGAGGAAGAAAGTTAGTATAATGTTCAAAAATTATAAAAAATTATCATACAAAGTAGACGATTATCACTATCTGACTGGTGTTGATATTACCCAGAGAGTTAAGATAAACGATAGAATTCGATCGTTTGGTGCAACAGGTGCAAGAAACTACATAATCCTTGACGGTGAAAAACCAGAATATGTTGCATACACATTCTATGGAAATCCTAGCTATGCTTATGCGATACTCCTGCTGAATGGTATTCACAATATGTACGACGAATGGCCTCGGAGCGAAAAAACTCTGAAGAAATATATTATTGAAAAATACGGATCTTTAACCTATGCACAAACAAATATTGCATACTATTATGTCAATGACATTATCACAAGCCAACAGGCATATGAAAGTTCTTCCGAGACAGACAAATATTCTCAGTCGATATACCAATACGAAGAATATTTGAACAACGAAAAAAGAAATATTAAGTTGCTCGATTCTTCTTTGATCAAAAAACTAGACGTAGCTATTCGTGAGATATTAAACTCAACTGAGAATTTGTAATGGTTGCACGTAAGTTTCCAGACTTGGCTAGTCAGGTTGCCAGCCAAGAATCTGTTGTTCAGTCACATATTGCAGGCACGTATGTCATAGATACCTTATCAGTAATTCTGCGCGACGGGCAGCAAATTTCTTTGTCTGAAGTGATGACAGGATTAAATATATATGAGGATATTTTCAATCCATCAATTTCAGGATCTGTAGAAATCTTAGATTATGTTGGGGGCTTAGAAAAGTTTCAGTTTACGGGTGGAGAATATCTGAAAATAAAACTGTTCAAACCTAATGCTGAAGACGTAATCATCGATCGTTCGGACCTAATTATTCACACCATAACTAAAGGTGAAGTTTCTGCAAACAATGCTATAAGGTACGGATTGCAGTTCACATCAGAAAGTGCAATTCGATCACAAAAGAAACGAGTGTACAAGTCTTGGGGTGGTCAAAGAAGAATTAGCGAAATAGTAAAAGACTTGTGTAGCGAGATGAACACTACCGTCAATATATCAAACAGCTTACCGAGATTAGATAAGACTTTTGTGTCGCCAGGATACACGCCTATACAAGCAATAAATTTTTTAGCGAAAAGAGCATGCGCATCTGGAGATTACTTTTTATTTTTTGAGAGAGTATCTACTGGGAAAGTATTTGCTGGGATGTCTAACCTGAGATCATTATCCCCAAAACTTTCTGATGGAGACGGGTTTGATATATACAATATTGTATATTTTCCTTCGATCACCTACAACGAAGCAGCAGGAGCAGAAACAACTGTCAGAGCAGAAAGTGTAGAGCCGCAGACAAATTTCAATCATATGACTAATATGGGTAATGGTTTTTACAAATCTAAATTGACTAATGTTAACATAGCCAGAAGATCTGTCGAGACATATCAGTTTGATTACCAAAATGGAATCAATGATTTTTATGTAAATAATTTTGTCAATAGCAATAGTATATTCGGAAATTTCTCTTCCAAAGAAAGACCGGGCGAAAGGATATATACACCAGCAATCAACGATCCTATGACAGATAAAACTCAGTGGATAAAATATGATATGCATGGATCATTGTCTATGTCGGGTATCAGAGTCAACGTTGCTATTGACGGAGGAACTAATGAAATTGGTGCTGGTGATATTGTCAATCTAAGTTTACCCAGCGATTTTGCAAAAACTATTGATCCAAATTCGCCCGAGTTTGTAGAAAACAATATGTATTCTGGTAAGTATTTTGTTACGGCATGTAAGCATTTTTTGACAAATGAAATTTATACTAAACACTTAGAACTTTCCAGATCGTCTGTAAGAGAATCTTTGTTGGGAGGAAGACCTGCGGAAAACAATATTGATGTTGTAACCCCAGAACAGGGTTACTTAGCAAATGCTGTAGCAGAAGTTAAACAAACAAAAATTCCAGAAGCACAGTCTAGCATTATTGACACACTGAAAGCTGAGTTAGCAGCCACACAATCTCAGTTCTCAACTTTAACTACATCGGTTGCGCTGGACATCAAGTATCTGTCAAATACTTACTTGAACGGATATGCGGAGTATTTTCAGCGCGGAAATCAGAGCGCATACAAACCATCAGAAGCACCTGCGGTAGAAAATCCCATCATTACAGAAAAGACGGAGTCTGATGGGGTGGTTACAAAATACGCCGTAGATTCTAGAATAAATCAGATCATAAAAGATAGTGTGCTAACAGATGGAAACTTTGGTGCTATAGGGCTAACGACAACAATAAGGCGATAATATGTTTTTGGGTAGGGATCAGTTTGTATGGTGGATAGGCGTTGTCGAAGGGAACTCGGACCCTGCACTTTTAGGTAGAGTTCAGGTTAGAATATTTGGATACCATTCCAGCAAAGACTCTAATGAGATTCCCACAGAAGATCTTCCTTGGGCGCCATCATTGTTTGCATCAAATGTACATGGTGCGTATGGGAGACCGAATGTCGGTGATTGGGTAGTAGGTTTCTTTTTAGATGGCAACGATGCACAAGAACCTGTTGTTATGGGAATTCTGCCTGGCAACGTAGAATCCAATTTAGGGCCAACAGGGAATAAGTGGTCTGCAGAAACCAAAAGATCATTCCCATCAGTATATTATTCAGTGACAAATGAAACTAACAGGAATGATTATATCCACGAAATCGATAATAAAGTTAAGTTTCAGATGAGTGGTGATGACGAAAGAGTAAGAATAAAAGCCAAATCCATTGAATTTGAGTTAGATGACGGTAGTGTTATCACAGTAAAACAAATTAAAGATGCTTTGGGTATCTAGTAATAAATATTATAAATACCCTTATGGATAGGCTACACTGTTATTTAACCACATTGTCAAGGAAATGTCAAGTAAAAAGTGAGGAATATTATGACAAACCATGAAGTTTTAGTAGATCTTTTTGAAACATATTTGATAGAACGTGATAAGTTTGTGGAAAAAGGTGTTAAAGTGTCAGCTTCTAGGGCGAGAAAGGCGTTATCAGAAATATCCAAATTGACTAAAGAGATTCGTAAAGAAATTCAAGAGATGAAAGAAGGTTCATAAATCTTATGGCAGAACTGTACTCAGACTTATCGCTAAATTTTATTGCTAACCCAAGCTCGGGTGAGGTTCGAGCGATCTCGGGTGAACGTGCCGTAAAATCTGCATTGCAAAATTTGCTTAGAACTCCAGTAGGCACCAAGCCATACAATCCTAAGTACGGAACTCTTATTTATGACCACATATTCAAGCAGCAAGATTCTAACACAGAAGAATTGATTATTAAGGATCTTGAGTATGCTATAAATAAGTTCGAGCCTAGGGTTAAACTTATAGCAATAGAAGCTAATATGGAAGACTATGGGATCAATATCATAATAGAATATTATGTCGATGGGTACTCAACAAAACAAGAAATAAATACAGTAATTAATAGAGCATAAAATGGCTAACGATACAAACTTAAAAGTTGATGGGTTGGAGTACGGTGATATCAGGAGCAATCTTGAGCAATACCTGAAGGGGCAATCGACATTTTCGGATTACAATTTCGAATCTTCTGGTATATCAAATTTGTTAGACCTGTTGGCGTACAACACATACTACAACTCTTTCTACACCAATATGGCATCGGCAGAATCTTTTCTTAGCACAGCACAAAAAAGATCTTCCGTTACTGCGTTGGCGGACACATTGGGGTATGTTCCTAGATCTGCTACTTCTGCTAATTTGCCTGGCACGATTACTGTCACACCTACAGGAACTCCGGCGACGGTTTCCGTTCCTTACGGAACAAAATTTAAAGCTTCGATTGACGGTGTTTCTTATGTATTTTCTGTTTCAGAATCATTAGTTATAACTCCAACGTTGGGTGTGTATAGTTTGAGCAATGTTACTCTGAAAGAAGGTACGTACACATCAGAACAATATCTTTATGACGCAAGCAACCCAGAGAAAAAAATAATCATAAACAACGCAAATGCTGACACGTCAACATTACGGGTTCGTGTTGTTAACTCCAGCACAGATTCTACGGTTAGATCTTTCACCTTGGCATCTTCTATTATCAGTGTAGATTCCTCATCTTTAGTATATTATATCAAAGAAATTGATGGGGGAAAATTCGAGTTGGCATTTGGTTCTGGTTCCTTGGGGCAATCGTTAGATGATGGTAACATAGTCTATCTTGATTACATCGTAACAAAAGGGGCTGCTGGAAATGGTATTCTGAATGTAACATTAGAAGACGATATTGTTGGTGTCAGCGCGGCGACCTTTGCGGCTACGGAGTTTTCTTCTGGTGGGGAAAGTGTTGAGAGCTTAGACTCGATCAAATTTAATGCACCAAAAGCTTATGCCTCGCAAAATCGAGCAGTTACTGCAGAGGATTATTCTGCATTGGTTTCTCAGCAAGCAAATGTTTCTTCAGTACTTGTGTGGGGTGGGGAAGATAATGATCCTCCAGCATACGGTAAAGTTTTTATTGCTATTAGACCGTCGGTGGGTGAAGTATTGACACCAACAGAAAAGCAGATCATTATTCAAAATATTATCAACCCAAAAAAAGTATTGACGGTATCTACAGAAATTGTGGATCCAGAGTACATCTACCTGACTTTGGCTATTACAGCAAATTTTGACCCAGATCAGACCATTGCTACAGAAGCAAGCTTAAAGGATACTATTGCGGACACTGCCATCAGTTATAACGCAAATAATCTAAATAAATTTTCCAGATACTTTAGATATTCTGAGTTGTCTCGTGCAATCGATACTTCTGAGAGGTCTATTCTAAGTTCAGATCTTACTGTGAGGATGAGAAAGGAATTTGACGTGCAGCTGAATTCGTCAGCGAAATATACTATCAGTTTTTCTAATGCTATAAATAGTACAACACAAAATCGACCAATAACCCATCCATACAATGTAGGAAATCAAGTTTCCTCAAATACGTTTAGTTATGGTGGGTTTTCTAATTGTTTCTTAGAAGACAATGGTGGGCTTATTCGTATTTTTCGGGTAAATGAGGCCGGAGATGCTATTGGTGTTGCTCAGAATGTAGGAACTATCAATTACGTCAGTGGGCAAATCGTATTAGATGACTTCCAGCCTACAGCAATTGGCGATGGTGGTGTTACGTTGCGGATAACCGCAGTGCCGCAGAATAAAGACGTTCTCCCACTTAGGGGGCAAATCGTAGCCATTAAAGATACGGATATATCAGTGAGTCTTGTAAACGATAAAACAATCAGCTTAGTTAATCGATAATGTCAAATGATGTAACAAACAAACCTTCGCTTTCGGTAGATACTTTACTGCCGTTACTCGATACCGACAACTTCCAGACGTTTCTGCAAGCGTACTATGAATGGATGGAGTCTACGCGGATCACGTATGTGAATGCGTCGGGAACTTTTGTCGTTGGTGATGTAATCACTGGGCAAACCAGCAACTCTAAGGGGCAAATAAAACATGTAGGCGATGGGTTTATTGTCTTAAAGATGTCAACAAAGACATCCTTTGATATTGCGGAACTAATTCAAAACGCATCCTCGGTTACAGCTACGGTAAGTAAATCTGAAGATAACGTCTTACGTAAAGCTGACAGACTGATAGAAAACAAATCTTTTGACGAAGGCTCCGGGCAATATTTTGAGTACCTGAAATCTGAACTGAATAGGGGCATTCCTACTATTACAGAATCCGACAGAAGGTTGGTCGGCAAGAAAATCAAAGACTTCTACTCTGCGAAAAGTACAGAAGATGCTTATCGATATTTTTTCAAAGCGGTATTTAATGACGATGTTATTTTCCGGTTTCCGGGCGACGAAATCCTTCGTGTATCAGACGGAAGATTCGAAAAAACTTCTATACTGAGAGCGAGTACCACATACGATGCTGGTGAAGGTGACGGACCTCAACCAGTAAGCGTATTCACGTTCCTCAATAAAACTGTTCGCGGTAGAACGAGTAACGCTGTTGCTAACATTATCGATATTCGTATTACTTATTTGGGTGGAGTTGAGTTTGCTGAGTTTACGCTTTCGTTAGTTTCTGGAGAATTTACCGGAGGCGAAGAAGTTTTTGCTGTTGATGATTCCACTTTAGTAACAACAATTTACGGGTTGGTTTCTGGATTCAATATTACGAATGGCGGTTCTGGCTACTCTATCGGAGATAGTGTAAACATTTCCGGAAATGGATTTGAAGCTAGCGCCAGTGTGTCTTCTATCAACTCTGGCGCTATAGAGAGCATAACAATTGATAGCGTCGGGTATGGATATCAATTAGGAACTCGTGCAACTGTAGACAATACAAATACTGGCGGCACAGGCCTTGTCGTAGAAGTTACTGGAATTAAAAACACTTATGATATTGGTGGATATACTGTAGGTGAAATTTCAGAAATTACAATTTTAAATCGGGGTGAGGATTATTTTGCTGCACCAATACTATCTCTAACCGATACTGTTATATCATCTATTGGTGCGTTGACCGACAAACTTATTACAATTGACAACCCAGGCGATGACTATGCTGTGGGTGATGCACTTGTTTTCAGTGCTGGTTCTGCAGCTGGTATTGTTGCATCAGTAGCGCCAAGTGTCGATACTAGTGAATTTGCCTTTGAGGATGGTTTTAACCTTACACTGGAAGGTGAAAATGGTATACTGATTAATGATGACCCTCTGGTTGACGGGTTGGGTCCAATTTCTCGAATAGAACTTACCGATTTTGGTACTGGATATACAAACTTAACATTACCAACGATTACTGTAACATCAGGTACAGGGTCATCGGCTGCACTAACACCTACTGGTATTCAGGGTGAGTCTGGGTCCGTTTCTGTGGAATCTTCTTCTGGGCTGGGATTGGGTTCTATTCGTGAAATTGAAATTGATAACTTCGGAGTCGCATACGAACAGCCAGTAACTGCTACGGTCTCTGGTTCTGGTACTGACGCGGAGCTTGAAGTTTTGGTTAGTGGGATTGGGATTGGTTCTGGTCAATTTTTAACAACCGATGGTTTGGTTGGACGTAGAATAATTCAAGACTCTTTATTCTTCCAAGACTTCTCTTATGTCATTCGTAGTGGATTGGGATTCAATACTTATCGCTCGATTATCAAAGATGTTTTGCACCCTGCGGGAACTGAGTTTTTCGGTGAGATTCTTATTTCGTCACTTATTACTGTTGCAGCAAACTTCACGAGTGTTATTACGCAACCTCGACCTTCTTCTACTGTTGTTGTGTTGGAAGAAATTCTCGCGTTTACACCAACCGCAAGTTCAGCAATCAAACTTATCAAATACTTCAGTTCTGCATTTAGAGATCCTGCGCCTATTGTTTCTACTAACAGTTATGAAATAGAAGTTGCGTCTTCTGGCGCAAATATGTCTCCTTCGATATCGTTGTTTATAGAATTTCCGACATACACTGCTTCGGAAATCCAGATTTTCAGCTCCATATATACAGCACCAGAGACACAAATTATTTTTGCGCGACAGCTTAAACAAGAACTTGATCTATCTGTCAGTATTGTAGAGCCTCTCGGTTTAGGTACAGGTGAGTTATTTGGAAATCTTGCTATATCAGTTCTCGCGGCAGATCAAATCTCTACATATAAGAATAAAAAGTTTAGCGATCCTTATGACATTCAAAGACCGCTTTATCGGCAGATTAGGATTGATGGAACCGTTTCGACTTCAGGAACTACAGTAACAGGGGTTGGGACGAGTTTTGATACGGAGTTTTCTACTGGAGAATTCATTATTATAGACACCGAAAAGTTTATTATAACAAATATTAATAGCGCCAGCGAGATGATCGTTAATGTTACACCAACACAAACTTATACCAGTGTTCAAGCATTACGAGAATACTTGTTATAAATAAAGAATACAAAAAAATATAGGAGAAACAATATGGCAGCTATTGCTACTAGTAAGTTCCGCGTTCATAACGCAGAGCAATTTTTGGAAGCGTTCTCAGAAGCTAATGACACTAAAATGTATTTTTACATTGGTGGTATTAGTGCTTTTGTGGATGACGCAAACCCACCCGCACCAACTAACGACACGTCTTCGATTGAGTTTTCACCTTGGGAAGATATGTATGCCGCAAAGCGTGTTCAATCAACTGATCTTGTTCAGGTAGTCGATAGATATAATTGGACTACAGGCACAGTATACGATCAGTATGACAATTCCGACACTAATATTTTAGATGACGATTTTTATGTGATGACAGACGAATACAATGTGTATAAGTGTTTGTCAAATAACATTGGTTCTGCATCAACAGTGAAGCCTACTGGAACAACCACAACCGAGTTTACCACAGGAGACTTATACATCTGGAAATATATGTACACTGTGACAACAGCAGATGCGCTGAAGTTTTTGACTAACGAATTTATTCCTGTCAGAACAGATTCTGCAGTTGCTGCCGCTGCAATTGACGGTGGGGTTCATGTATACAAGTTTACCGCAGGTTCTGGTTATACTGATAACTCATACGACATCCCTCTTACCGGCAATGGATCCGGTGGCATTGTAACAGTTGTGGTTAGTGGTGGTGCGATTATATCAGCATTACTAAACGCTGCTGGAGCCGGTTATACTTCTGCCTCAGTAGATCTGACCACACTCGGTGGTGGTACTTTAGGCGAAGTCACTCCCATTATTAGCCCCAAGGGTGGCCACGGCGCAAACGCTCCCGAAGAACTCGGTGGCAAGTTTGTTATGCTGAATGTTCGTTTAGACGGAACGGAAAACGGAACAATTAGCGTAGACAACGACTTCCGTAAAGTTGGATTGGTAAGAGATCCGTATGATTATGGTACGACAGATGTTGCTACAGTAACAAATATGCGACAAACGTTTAGATTTACTTTGACTGGTATTACTGGAACATTTAATGTTGATGATACTGTTACAGTTGGTTCTACTGGAACTTCGGCCAAAGTTGTTGAGTGGGATTCTATAAACTCATACTTATACACGACTTTACCTACACTGGATATCTCGCTTTGGACTGATGCCGCAGTTATCAATAACGCAACAGTAACTGGTACGGGAACAATTGATACTGCTGGGGTTGATACTCCAGCACTAGCACCATATTCGGGTGACGTACTGTATGTTGAAAACCGAAGCCCGATTTCTCGTGCGACAGACCAGATTGAGGATGTCAAATTAGTTATTGAGTTTTAATTTTACCCTATAAAAAAGAGAAAGTAAAATGTCTAATCCCGGCGGTATTAACCTAAACATCAGTCCATACTTTGATGATTATGATGAAGAAAAAAAGTTTGCGAGGATTTTGTATCGCCCAGGCCGGGCGGTACAAGCCAGGGAACTGACTCAAGGTCAGAGTATCCAGCAGAAACAAATCCAAAGATTTGCGAACTTCTTTTTTAGACAAGGCTCAATCGTACAAGGTTGTGAGCAGTCTATAGATTTGAATATGGACTATGTGAAGCTTCAAGATAACTTTAACGGATCTTCTGTTGATGTTTCTAATTTTTTGAATGCGGAAGTTTTCGGTAAAGATACGGGGATTAGAGCATTTGTTGGTTTGGTTACCGACTCGGCAGCGCCAGATCCTAAAACTTTATACATTAACTACTTGACATCAGGTTCTGTTCGCGTTAAAGTTATTGGACTGACAACTAGCTCAATGGTTCTTGGTGAACCTGTACAATTTTTTGATGCTGATGGAGGATCTCTTCAGATAACAGGAACCCTTGTTGATTTTGACATTGATCCTATATCAGCGGATAGCTACATTTGGGTAAATGATTTGACCGGTTCGGGCACAATTCCAACTTCAGGAACTCCTGTTATTGTTCACAATACTGAGACATATACCTATGATATCACATCACCATTAGATAATAGAGCAAAGGCAAAGTTTGATGACGGTGAACAGTTGTTTGTTGGTGTGTATGGCTCTAGAAATTATGCATTAGCCGAAACAACAAATGCTACACAAACAATCGTAAATGCTGGGCTATCAACAGAAGTTACATATACCAAAGGATCAAAAGCAACAATCGGCGAAGGTATTATGTATATCGCCGACCACTTTGTGTTACATTCTCCACAAACCATCATTCTCGACAAGTACAGCAATTTGCCTTCCTACAAAGTTGGTTTGGTTCCCACAAAAACTTTTGTGGATTCTGCTGAGGACACTACATTACTTGATAACGCACAGGGCACACCAAACTTCCAGGCGCCAGGTTCGGATCGTCTTAAGATTGACACTTCACTAGTCAAGGTTGCATACAACGCAGCAAGTTCAGAAACCGAATTTGTTTCTATGATTGAAGTTGAAAATGGTATCATCAAGAAGCGCCGCGAGATTGAGATTGAAGGTAAGATCGAAGAGGCGATTGCAAAACGAACTTTTGATGAATCTGGAGATTATACTTTATCGGATCCTAGAATATCGATTCGAGAACACTTAAACACCGGAACAAACAATGGTAGATATTCTGCTATCGAGGGTGGGGATTCAGATTTATTATTATTGGAAATTGATCCATTTACCGCTTATGTTTCTGGGTATAGAAACGAAATCATTTCTAGAGCGAATGTGAACCTAACTAAAGGGTTGGACACACAAGAAGTAGAACAAGTCAATACTCAAATCAACTTAGGTAGTTTTGTTCCTGTCAACGAGTTCGTCGGATTCTGGGATTTTGAGAACAGTGACGAAATTGATTTGTATGACACCGCTCAAACTGCGATCACTTCAAGGGGATTTTCTGAATCTGGTATAGTTACCTCGGGTAATTTGACGGCAGGAACTTACACTATTATCGAACTTGGCGATGCTGATTGGGATACTATTACCGGAAATACTGGCGGTAGTTATGCCGTAGGCGACACTATTGTTGTTGTTGCTTCTGACGGAACCACCGGTGTTGCAAGGGAAGGATCTAAAATTGGTACTGCTAGAATCAAATCTGTAGAGTATGTCAGCGGTTTTCATGGAAATCCTGCTACAGTATTTAATGCATATATCTACAACGTTACAATGAATGCAGGTAAGACATTCCAAGAAGTTCGTTCTATCTATCAGAATAATACGAGTATTGCTGATTGTGTCGCTGATATTATATTAGACGCATCTGGTAATGCAACAATTAGAGAGCAAGCTTACGATAGACTACTGTTTACTTTACCATATGGTAGCATCAAGACTCTGCGAGATATTAATGGTCAGTTGGAAAATGGATTCAGATTTAGAACTGAGTTTTCACTGAACCTTAGTTCTGGTACTGGTACTGTGAGTTCGTTATCGACGAATGAAACGTTTGTTGGAACGGGCTCGCTTACGGGTCTGCAA